TATTAATGAAGGTTTAAAAGAACGATTTAAAAGTATAGAATAATGGAAGAGAAAGTGTTTTATCAACCAGGAGATGTAGTAACATTAAGACAAGACATCCCATATAAACCTCAGATGATTGTAGTTAAGAAAGAGACGATGACGTTTAGACCATCTAAGGATGAGAAGAAAGATGAATATTTCAAGGGTATTAGATGTAGATGGTTCTCTACAAGAGGAGAGCTACAAGAAGCTATCTTTAATACTAAAGACTTAATTAAATTATAATGGCAACTAAGTTTCAACAAGGTGGGCAGGATGACCAAGAGTTGTTCTCTGCCTACCTTATTAAGTTATTTAAGCCTAAGTCTCAGCAGGAGTTTGAGGATACTATATCCAAACTCTCAGAGAGGGAAATTAATGAAATCTATAAACAATACAAGAGTATGGAGAATAATCAAACTATCATGGCTAAGATGGGAGCCAAAATTAACTACATTAGCAGACTACAAGGTAAGTGTCCGGAAGGTTATGAGGTAGAGAGATTCATGGCTGGAGGATGTGTTAAGTGTAGAAGGAAAGCAATGGCTGAAGGCAGTAAAGCTATGGATGTATTCAAAGATAAATGTGGAGGTAAAGCCAAGAGACGTATTAAGAAGAACGAGAATGGTGATAAAATAGCAGTTAACAAGACTGATACCGTACACACTAGCAAGGGAATATATAATGTTAGTAACAAGAAGCTCCCTTATAAGAAGATGTCCAAAGCAGATTACAAAGGACTACCTTTAAAAGACAAAATGAAAGTTGATATGAAAGACCAGGCTAACGGCAGGGGTGCTAGTGGAGCAGGCGCAACTAGAGGTAGTAATATAGGTAAAAAGTTAAGCGGTGGCACTATTACTTCGTTCAAGTGCGGAGGAATGGCTAAGAAGAGAA